ATGCTTTTTTAAATCTTTTTGTGTGTAGAAATAGTTATAGTAGTTCAAGCTCTTACGCATGAAGTGATCAAATTCTTCAAACGGCATTGATTTGGCACGTTCGGTATCCCACTTGGGCTCATCACCTGTGTACTTTTCGTCAAGCATAGCACTTGTACGTGGTGCTACTTTTCTTGTCTTGCTAGGTTTACCATTGATTTTAATATTAGCCATTGCGTTCTCTCACTAAAGGTTTGTAGGCATATTTATTGCCACGTGCATCATATAAAGCGTGATGCGGTTTATGACCAAAGGCGTCTGCCTCTGCCCAGTAATAATCTATTGCTTGCTGATCTAAGTCGCCCCAAATATTTCTAGTTGTTAAAAAGTCTGGTTGATCTTCTTCGGGCAACATTCTAAGCAAGTCGGCCATTAAATACCAATCCAGTGCATAATCATAACATACAGTAGCACAATCTCGACGATATGGTTCTAACCATTTGCCTAACTCTCTTGCTACTTCCCACTGAGTACCTTCGACTCTATTCTTGTAGTCTTTTAATAGTGGACGAACTACTTCATTAACAAAGTCACTGCAAGCTTCTTGTCTGTAGTCTGTTAGTTCGGCATAGAACTCACGTCCGTTTAGGTCCACTAAACCAATAGAGATTAAATCGCTATCAACAAAGTCAGTGAACTCAGTGTCCAAAAATATCAACATACAGTATTATACATTAGTTATCACCGGGTGTCAATAATGTAGCAAAAGTTATGTATTGCTCTATTAGGTCTATTCGAGTTGATAAATCCTGCTCAAGTTCTTGATATTTAACAGTAGTCTTTTTTAACCTACGACATTCTACCATTTCTCTATCCAGCTCATTCCATATATCCCTAGCCGGACGCCATAAGCGTCGCATATCCTCCCGCATATTTGGGGGTATATCTATAATTTGGAAAAATATAGTATCTAGCCGGTGTTTTAGAGTTAGATTTGCATCCATATTACTATTATACATTAAATGGATTTATGGTGCAAGTCGCGATAAATACTACAAATATTAGGATTTAGAATGTCAAGATTATCGCTTTGGAAAGACGGAAAACATACAAACGATTATAAGTTTATGGATAGACGCATATCCGAAATGTTTACCATTGGCGGAACAGGTGTACTACTTAATAAATATCTGGGACCTACTCAGCAAACAGGTAGTACTGATGCTACTATTCCAGACTATCTAAACCAAAGTGAAAAGAACATACAAGACTTACTATGGTTAGAAAATCGTGACCGTAAATATGATCATGATGTTTATAAAATGCGTGGCATTTATCAACGTGCCGATCAAGACTTTGACCTAAGTCAGTTTGGGTTATTCCTACAGACTGGTACTATTTTTATGGTGTTTCATTTACGTGATATGGTTGATACCATTGGTCGTAAACTAATCGCCGGTGACGTATTAGAACTACAACACCTTAAAGATTATGATGCCTTAAATGAAGATGTGCCGGCTGCACTAAAAAGATACTATGTAGTTGGAGATGCTAGTTTTGCATCAGAAGGTTTTAGTCCAACTTGGTGGCCTCACTTATGGCGTGTTAAACTTAATCCATTAGTAGATAGTCAAGAGTACAAAGATATACTAGACAACATCAAAGCCGGTGATAGTACTACAACTCCAGTTGGACAGATTTTAAGTACATATGATACTTACATGAATATCAATGAAGCTATTATTGCTCAAGCTGAAGTTGATGTTCCAAAGTCTGGATTTAACACACAAGATTTCTTTACTTTAGCAACTAACGAAGCAGGTACACAAGTAGCTAGCCCACTTACAGCTGACAGTGGTGCTATTACTGCGGATAATACTAACAATACAGCCGACACAGGCGTTGCTAGTCCAACTAGTAAAATTGAAGGTTACTTAACTGGAGATGGTACTGCTCCTAATAATATTGTAACTGGTGCTGGTGTAGCATTTCCGGCTATGCCAAAGCAAGGCGATTATTTCTTACGTCTTGACTACTTGCCAAATCGTCTATTCCGATTCAATGGTAAAAGCTGGTCTAAGATTGAGGATAGTGTACGCACCAACTTAACACCGGGTGCCACAAATAATCAAACACAAAAGAGCGGTTATGTAAACAACACTAATACCTATGTAGATGCTAACGGACAAACTATGAATGAACGTCAAAGTCTAAGTAAGGTACTAACACCCAAGGCAGATAACTAATGTCAGTAGTTCAATATTCCTATGACGGACAAATACGTCGATTCCTAATACAATTTATACGTATGGTATCAAACTTTCAAGTTCAGTTTGGACAAGATGCCAACGGCGACCGTACGCTACAAACTGTACCAGTATATTATGGTGATCCAAGTCGTCAAGCTAGTACTATTCTAAAACAAAATAGTGAGAATACTTTAAATGCAGTTCCTGCAATGGCCGCTTATATTTCTGGCTTACAGTATGATCGCGAACGTTTACAAAATCCTTATCATGAAAGTACAGTACGCTTTCGTGAACAAACATATGACCCAACTGCACACGAATATACTGGTACACAAGATGGTATATTCACTGTAGATCGATTAATGCCAGCACCATATAAGATAACCATCAAGCTGGATATATGGACTAGTAATACTGATCAAAAACATCAAATTTTAGAACAGCTAACTCCTTTGTTTAATCCTAGCATGGAAATACAGAGCAATGATAACTATCTTGATTGGACTAGTTTAAGTGCTGTACTACTAACCGATGTAAACTATACTAGTCGTACTGTTCCAATGGGTGGCGACGAAAGCATCGACATTGCAACAATGACGTTTGAGTTACCAATCTGGATTACCTTGCCCGCTAAAGTTAAAAAGATGGGTGTGGTTGCACAGATTATTGCTAACATGCACAACTCCGACGGCGACTTGAATCCCGATATTATTTACAGTCAGCCAAGCAGTCAACAACGGTTTACACCAATGAACTACGGTCTTGTTTATGTAGGCAATACATTAACTTTATACAAAAACTCAGGTAATGCACAAAACGGTATTGCAACGCCGTGGGCTGACTTAGTAAGTTTGTATGGTAAACTAACCAATGGTATTAGTCAGATGCGATTGACATTTGATTATCCAGACGGGCCACACGAGATCGTAGGAACTGTTGCTTATAACCCAACTAATCCAACACAGTTGTTGTTTACTGCTTTTTCAGAAACTTTACCAGCAAATACATTAAACGCAGTAACAGCTATCATTGACCCTACAAATGTTGCTGTAGATAGTAACATATTATCTCCCGCAACCGGTGCTCGTTATTTAATATTAAATCCAATTGGTGATATAAACAGTACTGGTGCTGTTGCATGGGCAGGATCTGCAGGTACTAACTTAGTTGCTAATGCAAACGATATCATTGAATGGAACGGAAGTTATTGGACTGTGTCATTTGACAGCCAGGATAATCCAAGTGTACAATATGTTACAAATGCTACAACTATGGTACAATATCGATGGACCGGCAACAACTGGGTTAAATCTTACGAAGGCGAATATCCTGCTGGCGAGTGGAGTTTAGTGTTATAATGGCCAATACTCATACAGAAGGATGTGGCGCACTAGTTTACGCCAAGTCAACTAATCGATATCTTTTCTTATTACGTAACAAAACTAAACACTCAGGTTCTTGGGGCATTGTTGGCGGCAAAATTGAAATAGGCGAAACTGTTATTCAAGGCCTTGTACGAGAAATACGCGAAGAGATTGGTGTTGACTACAGTAAGAAAAAGTTTATACCTTTAGAAACATTCACCGCAGACAATCGTAAATTTGCTTACTATACGTTCTTAGTTAGTGTTGACGATGAATTTGTTCCTCAGCTTAATGATGAACATCGTGGTTATTGCTGGGTTACATTAGATGACCATCCAAAGCCATTGCATCCTGGACTATGGCGTAGTTTTAACTTTGATATTGTTAAACGTAAGATAAAGACTTTAGAGTCTATATTAAATTAACCAATGTCGGCTTCTGACACAAAATCTCTATAGTCAATTTGACGGAAGTTTGGTTTACTATCAAACATACTGTCAAGGTACCATTGTGCTGTAGGCATAACACTGATAAACTCTACGTCCGGATAGGTATTGATAACTGTGTTTAGAGACAAGTTCCAAAAAGTTTCATTTTGCAGTTCATCTTCAACTGGATATCCATTGGTGCCTTTATAAACATTATTGATAGGGCTAGTTTCGTCGTATCCATCAAATCCCATTAAGAATATTTTTTTATGTCCGTCAAAGCAGGCCAAATAAACTGCTAATGCGCCTGCGTCAAAACTTGGATTTTGTGGTACAAGATAAAACTTGCCCGGATATTCTAAAATATGTTGACCGTTTGTATAAACAATATTATTGTTTACATAGTTTGACTGAGCAATTTCTTTAACAATATCATCGCCTACTGCAACTAGAAAATCTGGAGTAAAATCTCTATATAATGCATTGCATCCATATGTTTGTAATCTATTTGTACCAAATAAACCGCCTTTGTGGTTAGCAATATTTTCTAAGTTAAACTGTAAACGACTTTCACCATTGCCGATTGCCAATGCTTGTGTAGTAGTGTATGTATTAAAAACTTGATTAGGAACCATTTCTGTTTTAGGATTCCATTCTCCGTTTTGATATGTTAACTGTGTGATGATATTTTCGCCTGCATATGAACTGCGATAAAGTTGTTTTATTTTTTGCATTATATCACCATATAAGTTTTTTGTACCCGAACGTTAGTATTTGCATTTACCGCTACAAAGTTTAACTGAACTGAGCTACCTGATATTGTTGTTGTTACTGTTCCCAAGTTGGCACCAGTTCTAACTACACCATAAGTTGCCAAAGTTGGAGTAGTACCGTCTTGTACTAAAATTACTTCCATTGTTTGATATGATCCGCCAATACTTGCTTGAATCAAATATTTGGCACTACGATATGTCGTTGAAACAAAAGCATCAATTAATGTTGCTAAACCTGCTGTAGCTACTGCCACATTTGAACGATTGGCAATTGTCGCATTTGAAACTACTAGGTTACTTAAAATATTAACGTTGCTTGAACTAGCATACATTACTTGTGTGCTTGCACCAGAGTCGCCTGCGTAAAAACGTAATACGTCATCGGCGGCGCCTGCATAAGCTTCTGCTGTAATATATGCATACTTGTCTACAGATGTAACACCACCCAAACTTGACCAGGCATTACCAGCGCCATAACCTTCGTACTGGCTTGTGGTTGTGTTATAACGAACCATACCAAGTCGAGGTGTACTAATAATACTTGCATTACCACCTGGACGCTGATATGTATTACCAGCCGGTAGTGGAACAAACTGTAAGTCTAAGTTTAATGTAGTGATGCCATTTAAAACACCAGCACTATTACCGCCCAATGATACAGTAGTATTACCATAAGTAACAGCACCTGCGGACCAAGTTGGAGCATATCCTGCACCTTGGGATTTTAAGAACGTACCAGGATCACCAGCTGTAATAAATGTTGTTAGGCCAACGTCCTGCTGAATCATCAACTGTCCGGCTGAGCCGCCAGCAATGTTTTGCGCCGTGGTTGCTGTACCAGCAGTACCAACTGTTAATGTACTGGCACTGACCCAACTTGGTGCACCGGTACCGCCTGATGTTAAAATTTGTCCAGATGTGCCAGGCAAACTCAAACCCATGCCACTAGATGTAGAGTAAGGAACTGCACCGGCTGCCGCTGTTAATGCACTACCAGTACCGCCATAACCTAACGGGATAGCGCCACCGTTCCAGACAGAACCTGTACTAAATGTTTTATTCAATACTGTTTGTGTAGCACCGGTAGTTAATACTGTTGCGCCACCACCTGCTGTAGTACCATCATGTAGACGTAGAGTTTTATTATCAGTATCGTAGGTAATCTCGCCAATAGCACCTGTAAAAGCGTTATTTTGCGTTGCTGTTCCTCGTCTAAACTGTACTTGTGATGACATATTATTCTCTCTATTCTATATTTATTACGCTTGCGCTTCTGTCCAGAACAGGTTAATAATTGGATTAGCCGCTGTTGTTGAACTATTATTTTTAACGATTACCGCTAGTACGTCCGGGCCATCCGGGAAGTTACTAAATCCACCGATTGCACCATTACCAATCTCTTTTAAGTTGTTCAAGTCAATCGATGCAAAACCACCCGGTTGTCCCAATGTACCAAAAATCTGTTCTCCGGGCTGTGCTGTAGTAGACGTACTTGTTGATATTTGTGCAAAACTTGGTTGCGATCCTAGGCCTACAGTATTAACGTTGGTCCATGTTAGTGTACTTGCATCAATGTTACTAGGATTTAAAATACCCTGTACAGTAACCGACTGGTCAGACTGAATCTGTAAACTTGTTAACAATAACTGGGCGCGGTTAATCAAATCTCTATCACCAAACTGTCCAGCAATTGAGTTACTTACACTAGGAGCTAAACGTAAGAAGAACGCTGTTACTGTATTACCTGCTGGTAGATTTGCAACTGAGGATTGGTAGTTAAAGTAGTAGCCGCGGTCTGAATCAAACTTACCGTCCATAATATAACTGGAGCCCCAGTGGTTAACGACCGGGCTGGTGGTACAGCTTACTAGAGTCACTGCATTAAATCCATTGCCTACATAGTGTGCGGCTGCTGACCCTGCGGTAAATGTTCTTGTGCTACCACCAATGAAGTATGTTAGGCCAGCACTACGAGTACAATTCAATAAAGTATTGCTTGTTAAACTAGTTGCTGTATAGGCAATAAGTTCGTTGTCAATATATACTACACCACCAGTATTTGGGAATCGGCTTACGTCGTTTACACTAATAGTAGTATCACCAACAGCAACGTTGGCTGCTAGTCGATCAATAACACTTTGATTAATAGCTTGATAACGTGCAACCATGTTACCAGAACGCATATACGCATTATCATTAATGTTGTTCATTGGCATACGATGTACAAGTATCATATTACCATCACCACCGCGACACATAAAGTCAATAAAGCCAGCACCATACCACGACCAACTGATACCCATCATCTGCATCTTGTTGATATTTAAGTTGTAGCCGCTAATACCTGTACCATCAATACGGTCAATATTAAACTGTTTTTGTGGAATACGATAGTCAATAGTCAAACTCATCTTAATAAGACTTGATGCATTAACTCCACGATACGGCGGGTTAACTGTCATTGATGTGTCACTTGCAATAGCATTGATCTTGTATGTTTGACCACGAATGATCACATTGTCGCCAACTTTTAATTGTTGGGTGAAACGTGTACTTGTTCCTGTTACCGTTTGACTACCCGGAGTAACACTAACGAATCCCGAAGTTTGGAAAGTACTTGCACGTTTTACTACAGCAAGCTCCTGCCCATCAAACTCCCAGAACAGGCCGTTTTGTTCATCAAATGTTCCACAGCGTGTAGTAGCGCCGTGCCACTTGATCACAGTGACACGTGGTAAGTTTGTAAGTACTGCTGTTGCACTACCTAATATATTAGTAGCTAAAACGGTAAATGTATTTTCGTTTACAATGCTGGCAACACCATATGTTCCGTTGTAGCCGGCGGTGGTAACACCAGCAATAACAATTGTAGCACCTGCTTGTAAACCATGGTCAACTTCTGTTACTACAGTAATAGTAGATCCAACTGCGGTAGCTGTTGAACTAATTTGGTCTAGGTTAAGAACTGGGTTAAACAATACACCCGATGTCCATAGGATACCTTTACCGGACTGGTAACGCATATATTTTTTAGTCTGACGACTAATACTTGCACCATGTGAAGAATTAAATGTACCTAAGTTAACGCCACCGTCAAATGGACGATGTTGAACATAAGCATCTGATCGAACGTGTACGTTTGCAGAAATTGCAGAGTTAGAAACTGCGCCACCTACCTGTGCTGTAAATGTAAACTGTGTTGGACTAGTAACCGATTCGGCATAAAAGTTACCGCCAACTAAGTTATGGTTTGTACCAGCAGAGTTTACAGTACTAATCAATGGAGTTCCAGGAAGCATACCATGATTAGCATTACAGATAACTGTAATCTTACTTGGATTACCACCATCGCTGTAAATGTTAGCAGTAGGAATCAAAGATCCTGCATAGAATCCGCCTTTACGTGCATATGAGCTACCTTGGTAAACACTTAGTCCTGCTGTTCCTACAATACCTTTAGCATAATAAGTGAATGTAGTTGAAGTAACAGTTTGTACAACAAACGAACCTTCAGCACGTGCATAGTTACTGGCGTTAGCAAGACCAAACACAATAACTGGACTACCAACCGATAGTCCGTGTGCTTGACTACAGGTAACTGTCATAATACTTGGGTTACCGCCATCTGACACAATGTTTGTCATAAACAGGTCAAGACCTGGCTTTTCAAAAATAGCCGGTAAGTTTCTGATGTCAGAAT